CAAGCTGCGCCACCCTAGCCGTTCCGACAAGCTGAAAAGCTTCTTGGAAGGCAACTAAGACTTGACTAGTGGCTGTGCTAGCCCTTATCCTCGCGAGTTCGTTTTATAAACGGACGCGCGTAGGAGGGGCAGGCAAGGCTTCCAGCGCATAGCAATACCCTGGGCCTCTAGCTCATGCTTGGTTAGAGCAGCGGACTCATAATCCGTTGGTGCCGTGTTCGACTCACGGGAGGCCCACCATCTTTCAATAGCTGCTCTTGGGCAGCTATTATTTTTAGTACTTCTTCCGCAGGCATGCGGGTTTCTTCGATGATTTTTAATGTCGTTTGGAAATCTGGCATGCGTTCGCCTTTGGCATACCTGTTCAAGGTTGTTTGTGCCACTCCCCACATTTGTGCGGCCTTCGTCACTGATCGCCCGTGCAGAGCTTTTGCTATCAATTGCTCATAGTTCATAGCTATATCCAATCACATTAAGCCCAAATAGGCTTACAATAAGCCCGTTCGGATTTGTTTTGTTCCCGTTCGGTCTAAGTAAACCATAGCACACGCGGTACACAGTGTGTACCTAATAAACGTGACAAGTAACGCTAATTCATGGGTAGAAAAAATCATGACTGCATCTGTTCAATCGTCGGTTTCCGCCAAGCGAGCGCGCTATCAGGTGCAAGCCCGTCGCGTAGAGCGTCAGGACGATGCCGCTTGGTTCGATATGGAAGAGGTGCGCCCGATGTCGCGCAAGGCGTCGCAACGGGCTGTAGATGAGTTGCACAGGGCTGTTCCTGCCTTCGTGTATCGCGCTGCGGCCGTCTGAGGTCCGAAATGGCTAATCCCCAATTGACGCTCTTGCTTAATGAGTCGGAGGTGCGCGTGGTGAAGGCGGCGTTGCTGGTGGAAATCGCGAGGATAGAAGCTTACGCACGCGTGGATGCTGAGCCTGAAATCTGGTGGTCATCGCTTAGCGCCGCTCGTCGCGTGTTGTCCGCGTTGTCGGATAAGTCCAATAAGCACTTGGGCTAGTAGTGAGTGTGCTGGAAGTGTCGTGCTGAATAAGCGTGACAAGTAACGGAAATTATTTGCGCGATTTGCGCTGACCAATCGCTCTAGCGGGCGAATTTTTGAGGAATTCCATGAAAGCCAAAATCGAAATCGTCCACATTGTCCAAGTTGCCGGCACCTCCCGCAAAACCGGTAACGATTACGACATCCGCAATGCACAGTGCGTCGTCCGGGACGTTGATCCAGCGACCGGCGATGTCAAACCAAAGATCGGCGTGCTTTCGCTTCCGGCGCGCTACAAGGATTTGCCAAAGGGGGTTTATATGGTCGAGTTTGACGCCGCCGTAGGTCAAAACAGCCGCATCGTTTCCGAGGTCGCCGACGTCAAGCAATGGGATGGCTCCGTGGCGGATGGCCCGGCGCGCACCGTCACCGTTGAAGTGCTGAGCGTTACTCCGCGTTCGGGCTTCTCCAAAAAGTCGCTCAAGGATTACGACATGCGTTTCGCCGACTGCCTCGTACATAAGGTGGACCGCGAAACCGGCGATGTGGCCTTGCTGGTTGGCGAACTGTTGGTGCCGGATCGCTTTAAAGACATTGCGCCAGGACTTTATGACGTTGAGTTCGAAATCGCTATCGGTCAAGACAAGCGTATCGGTGGCCGCGTCGCTGAGATGATTCCCAAGAAGGCTTTAGGCGCTAAGCCTGCTGCTGTAGCTGGGCCTGCTGTGGGCATGGAAGCCGGTGTGGCCGGTGGCAAGGCTGCGGGTGCAAAGACGGCGGAATCTAAGGCCGCTGGCCCTACTCAATCGAGCCACGCGCTACCGGCGATCAGTGACAAGGCTTGATCGTGGAGCCGGTATTGATGCGCGTCGCGACGTGCACCGCTCAACCGGGACCTCTTGGCAAGACTGAGATGACTGATCCGGCGAATGCGTGCTTGTTGGCTGATGGCGTGACGACAGGGTATGTGACTTTTGTCGAGGTTTCTATGTATGACCAAGTCGTAATTGGCGGTGCTGCGTTGCCTGCGTCGGATGCGCAGACAGCTTTGCCGTCCGCTGGAGAGGTGGCTCAAGTGTGGGGCGCTGGTTTCTCGCTGGTGGTGGTCTGCTACATGGTTGCGCGTGCTGTAGGTGTATGTATCGAATTAATCCGTAGAGGGTGATCCGGCCGGGCGGTCTCCCGGTGAATTTTTAAGGGGAAGTTGATGAAGCAAATCATGAAACGTGTGGTTGGTGCTGCTGGTGGTGCCGTCGCTTTTGCCGCAATCCTGCCTGCGCAGGCGGCTATCGATCTGACGTCGATTACCGGTGCTGTGACTGCCGCTGACGTGACGGTCGGCGTGCTGGCTATCGGTGCTGTGCTGGCAACGATCTACGCGACGATCAAAGCGGCGAAGATCGCGTTGGGCATGCTCCGCGGTGGTTGATAAGGTCGTCAGCCTATGAAGTATGGGAGGGGCGGGTGCTGAACACTTCGCCCCTTTTTTTCAGTCGTTTCGGAGGTGCTATGAGTGCCGCACAGTTTTGGGATTTGTTTGTATTCGGCTGGGGGATTGTTTGCGGCTGGGCCGTCGTTCAAGGTTTGAAGGGGTGATCATGCGCAAATTTTCTGTGACGGTTGTACTGCTGGTTGCTTGCTCGTTAGCGTTCGCGCAGGTTGCTGCGGTATCGCGTATGCAGCAGGCAATTAGCAGCCTCATTCAGAAGAAAATGGCTGCACGTGGGTTTGCGGCAAATGATCCTCGCTGGGGCTCTACACTCAATAGTTCGGGGGCTGCTTTCGGCACTGCTGCTGCGGTCGCAGTGACGGTTTCGGTCGGTGCTGCTACGGCCCCTGCATGGATTACGACAGGCATTGCCATTGGCATGGGTGTCGCCGTACAGCTTGCAGTTGATGGCGTTGTGAAGTGGATCTTCGGTAGTGATGGTAAGGTTTCTAAGCCCGGTGCGGATAGTCCTTACAACGTGAACGGCGGATACGCGCCGATGAAGATGTTTCAGGTTTCGAATGTGCTTGCGCCTACGCTCGATGCGGCTTGCGGAGCATGGGGCGGCGGTCAAGGCGGGTGCGGCAGTGCTGATATGTCGTGTCAGCGACTGTCGCGGATGGTCAATGGTGAGTGCCATTACCTTAATCGGTTTTCTTACGTATCGGGACAGTTTGCGGGGCAGGGACCGTTTGAATCTGATTTCGGGCCTGTTGGAAGTTCGCAAACTACGGGCTGTGCGGGGATCGGCTTGGGCGCTGTGAATGGGTTGTGTCCTGCATCCAATTTTCCGAAGCAGGCAGACAGCGTATATAACAACGTTAGTGCCGCTGTCGCGTCGTTACCAGCGGATGAACCTAGCAAACCTGTGAATCCGGCGCTGTTGGCGAGTCTGGCAAATACAGCTTGGCAGAAGGCTGCGGCTGCTCCCGGCTACGCGGGGCTTCCTTACGATGCTGCGGACCCTGTGACTCAGGCCGATGTCAGCGCGTATCAGGCGCAGAATCAGGCGTCGTATCCGACTGTGGGTGACTTTGTCGCGCCGCAGGTTGCCCCTTCAGGTGCTGGAGCTGGTGCTCCGTTCTCGCTTCCGAACAGCGGGACTGGCGGGGATGCCGCACCGTCGACCCCAACTAATCCCTCAACCGAGCCGCTCACTAACCTTGGCCCTGATCCCGGTATCGGTTTGCCGACGTTGGAGGCCGTGCCGACGGTCGCGCAGATTCTTGATCCGATTTTTAGTCTGTTCCCTTCGTTGAGGTCGTTCACGGTGCCGCAGCATTCTTCGACTTGCCCCACTGGCACTTTGAACCTGTTTGGTCACACACAGTCATTTAATGCGCATTGCGATCTGCTGGAGGGCGTCAGGTCCATCTTGTTGACGGTCATGTCCTTTGTGTGGGCGTTCGTCGCATTGCGTATCACTCTTTCCGCTTAGGAGGTGTCATGTTCGGGATTCTGATGTCCGCTGCCGGGTCGATACTTGCGTACCTGCTGCGTTCGGCGCTGGTCAAGTTCGCCGCCTTCTTTGCACTCTTCTTCATCGCCAACGGCTTTATTGAATATCTGGCGGCGCGCCTGCCTGACGCCTCTTCGATCTCGCCAGCGCTGGGCACTCTCAGCCCCGGCATTTGGTACTTCTTCGATTTATTTGGCTTCAGTATCGGCCTTCCGGCCATCCTGTCGGCGTGGGTGCTGCGCTTCATGATCCGCCGCATACCGGTGATAGGCTGACCATGCCAATCAATGCCTACACTGGTCTGATGGGGTCAGGTAAAAGCTTTGAGTGCGTGTCGTCGGTGATAGTTCCTGCTGTCGCCGCTGGCCGTACGGTGGTCACCAATGTTGACGGTATCGACGGCGATGCGATCCGCGCCTACTGCCATGAGAAGTTCAATGTGCCGTTCGATCAATTGGGGACCGTCCGGCATTGCAAAAACGATGATGTGGGCAAAGCGGATTTTCTGCCGCATGGGATCGACATCGATACTTTCTGCCGTCCTGGGGATCTGGTGTGCATTGACGAGGCTTGGCGCTTTTGGGGAACGGACTGCAAGCTGTTGGCTGAGCATAAGGTGTTCTTCCGAGAGCATCGGCATTACGTGGATCCTGAGACCAAAGTGTCTTGTGACTTGGTGCTGATGGTGCAGGACATCAGCGATTTGCATCGCACATTGAAAGTGGTTGTCGAGCTGACGTTCCGCACCACCAAAATTAAGTCGCTCGGTCTCTCCAAGGTGTATCGCGTGGAGATGTGGGAGGGCTACAAGCTAACGGCGCGCCTTCGTTCTTCTGTGGCGAATAAGAAGTATGACGCGGAGATATTTCCGCTCTATTCGTCCTATGACGGCGGCAAGGGAACGGAATTGCAGGTTGATTCACGTCAGAATATTTTGAAGAGCAAAGCCTTGTGGTTGCTGGTCTTGGCCGTGATCGTGATGTTTTGCGGTGGGGCGTATGGGATTCGGTTTTTCTTCGGAGGAGGGCGACATACCAAGGCCAATGGTGTGCCGGATGTGCCGCAGGCTTCTCAGCAGGGCGATAGGGCGGCTAACGGCTCGTCGTCTGCCTCCTTACCTAGCAATGCGGGAAAAAGTGCACCTGCGGCCTTCTCGGATGTTTGGCGCGTCGTGGGCTTGGTCACTGTTGGCGGTGGCCGCTACGTTGTTATTTCAGATGACGCTGGCCGCTTGCGGTATGAGTCGCCGAGTATGTTTGCGTTGGCCGGTGTGCAGTTGGTAGGAACCATTGACGGTGGGCGCGTGACGTACTACTCCGGATCGTCGCGGCGACCAGCGTTACAGGGAGGGGTGGCGAAATGAGGAAGTTGATATTGTATGTTTGTGTCGCTCTATGGCTGGTGTGGCTGTACGTGGGCATGCTGGCTGATGTTCGCGGCGCTGAACTGGAGACTAGTCCTGCTGCTTTTGATTTGTCGCGCGTGCGGGTCGCAGAACTGGTGCAGGTGGTCTACCGGGATGTCCTAAAACGGCCGTACCTGATCGACGCGGAAGTGCTCAAGGATGATCGCGAAATTTCGCTTCGGTTTCAGTTCTCCAAGCACCTCGATGCTGACGCAGCAGACCTACTTGATTCGCTGGGCTTGTTGGTCGTAAAACGAAATGGTCTGTCGGTGGTCTCGATCAAGAAGTCCGAGGCGGAAGCACCGAATGACGTGTTTGTCTATCGGCCGCGATATCGGGATGCGTCGTATCTGGCGGAACTGGTCGGGCCGCTGTTCAAGGGGCGTTTCACGATCACCCGCACGATTGCGTCCGCATCGGCTGTGCCGCCAAAAAATGCGGATGCGGCTCCTGCTGGTAGTGCGGCCGCATTGATCGACAGGAACAGCGACGCTCTCGTGTTTCATGGCCAGACTGCCGAAGTGCGCCAGTTGGAAAAGCTGCTGACGCAACTGGATGACAGGCAGGGTGAAGTAATGGTGCGCGGGGTCGTATACGAGGTCGGCTCCAGCGACAAAGACGGCTCGGCGTTTTCATTGGCGCTGAGCCTGTTGGGCGGAAAATTCTCACTTACTGGCGGCGCGTCCACCGTCCTTGAAAACTCTGTACGGTTTAAGAACGTGACTATCGATGCCGTCGCGTCGGCGCTGTCGCTCGATAGCAGGTTTAAGGTGGTTAGCTCTCCGTCGTTGCGGGTTCGCTCTGGCGGGTCAGGTCGCTTCTCTGTCGGCCAAGAGGTGCCAGTGCTCGGTGCGTTGACGTTCGTGGGGAATGGACAGGCGCCGGTCCAGTCGGTTGAGTATCGGTCCAGCGGCGTGATATTCGATCTTCAGCCCTTGGTGCGCGAGGCGGTTGTTGATCTGACCGTGATGCAGCAGGTGAGTAGCTTCGTGGCGACCGACACCGGCGTCAATGGTTCTCCGACATTGATCAAACGTGAGGTCAAGACGGCTCTCAGTATGGCCGATGGCGATATCGTCGTATTGGGTGGGTTGGCTGAAAATAAAAGCAGTGCAGGGCGCAATGGCCTGTCCTTCTTGCCTTCCTTCCTGCATGCCAAATCGAACGAGTCGAGCCGCTCTGAAATCCTGCTGATTTTGCAGCTCACAAAAATATGATTCGGGATTGGTCCCTGATAAAGCTAAACGGTATAAATTATTTTTGTGACTTGTCACGGAAAATGTGGAGGCGAATATGCGGCATGGTGATGATCCTCGGCAGTTGGAGCTTGAAGTTGTTGGGCGTCGTCGTCGTGGCCGTCCTGATTCTGTCGATGGTGCTGCAACTGATGCTGAGCGTCAGGCTGCTCGTCGGCGTCGGTTAAAGGATGAGGGGAAGGGCGTGCTGACGGTGGAGGTTTCGCTCGATGTGATCGCTGCTCTTGATGCCTTCGTGAAGTTCAAGGATGTAAAGAAGGGCGATGTGGTCGACCGCATATTGCGAGGCACTCTTTTGCGCAAGCGCTGACCGTGGAATGTTTGGCGATCGCAGTTGATTTTTTGCTCCTGCAGGCGATTTTTGCGCAACCTGGTTGAGACAATATTCGGCCAATTCGTGATCGCCGGAATTTTCGGTTTGGTGGCACAAGCGGCCCGAAGGGCAAAATCTTTGGAGGCCAGTTGGTGCCGGCGGTTGATGTTGAAGTAGCTGTAGCTGGGGCCAGTGCGCAACGAAGCGGGAGCGACTAGGTTCCAAAGTTTTAGCGGGTAGTCCGTCAGCTTGTTTTGCGCCTCGCTGCTGCACGTCGGCAACCGGCCCCCACTGACAGACCGCTTTGCGACGTTTGCGGCGTGTAGGCGGTTCTGATGGGGTTGCAGTGCTTGGCGTTCGATGAGTGCGCGCCGCCCGCAGGAACGAGGACGGCGCGAGCGAAGCGAGCGCCTAAACTTGTATTAGGGACACTTAAGAACATAGACACCTAAAGCACTTCCGGCGTCATAGAGGATTAGGGATTTTTGAAGCACAAAAGAAAAAGCCCCGTACAGCTTCCAACTGTCCGGGGCCTTCGATAAACCTGCCGTTACAGGAATGCCGAATGACTGAATTAGATTATGAAAATGCTCTCTCGTCAATTGATTTCACGCCGGTTGTGCGTAACGATGATTCGAAGACACCGGAATGGTGGAGTGACGACGGGATCAAGGGTACATGGCAGGACACGTACACGGCACGTAAGCGCGTTTTTCCCGATGGGCAATGCGTGGTCACTGTCACGAAGGATAAATACTTCCTTGGGGCTGCTCAGACTCGCCGTAGAGCTAAGCGGGGTGAATCGGAGAAGCGTGAGGAAAACGACGATGATGCTGGCCGCCGCGCTAAGTCAAAGGTCAGCGAACGCTGCAAAGCTATCTCGGCCGATCGCATGGTGACGCTGACTTACCGTGAAAATATGGTTGATCGTGACCGCGCACTTCGGGACTTTAAGGAGTTCCGCCGCCGCCTGGGCAAGGTCGTTCATTTCCACTATGTTGCCGTCATTGAAGAACAAGAGCGGGGCGCTCTGCATTTTCATGTGGCGGTGAGCGGTAAACAGAACTATGTGCTGCTGCGCTCGATTTGGCAAAGCGTGCTTGGTCGTGGCGCTGATGGCGAGCAGATGGGGCAGGTGAACGTGCGCAATCCTAATTCGTTCGGATTTTCCATTAAGGGGGCGCACCGGCTTGCTGCCTATATTGCTAAATATTGCGGTAAGGATATGCAATGTCGCACCCTTAATCAGAAACGCTATTTTGCGTCCAAGGCTATCGTTTTGCCGGAGGTGCAGTACTGGCGGCTTCCTAACTGCACATGCATGCTCGATGCTGTGCATGCGGCGTTTCGCATGATTGAGGGCCACTGCATGGATGACTTGGTGACGTGGTGTAACAACGGCTTGGGCGTCGTTTATCTTGCTACTGCGCCCGGGTTGCCCGAGCCTTTGGAGTGTCCATTTTGATTTGTGTCGCTTTGTTACGTTGTTGCCCACTGAAATTGTTCCTTTTAAAACTTTATTTGAATTTTGTCGTATAGTTTACCGAGGGCAATATTGAAAGATTTACCTATGGGAATAAACGACTCGGTGCAGTTGGCCTTGGCGGCAGAGACTGTAATTTTGAAAACTTGGGACGACGCCGTTGACCGTTGGGTGATGGAAAAGTCTGATAAGGCATCTTTGCACTCTGATAAGTGCATTCTGCGTTGGCTTGAACCGTATCTATCTGGAGTTCCGCTGGTCGATATCGATCGCCGTGTGGTGGATATGATTACGCTGAACAAGGTTAAGAGCGGCGTGGCGAATGGTACGGTGAATCGTATGCTTGCGTTGTTGCGCTCGATCCTTCGCCGGGCCGCCTATGACTGGGAATGGATGGGGTCCGTTCCTAGGGTTCGGCTTTTGAAGGAGCCAACCCGAAGGGTTCGTTATTTGACAGCGTTTCAAGCCCATCGGCTCCTGGAGCAGTTACCGTCTCATTTGTCAGAAATGGCGGCCTTCTCTCTGGCTACAGGTCTACGTAAATCGAACGTAACGGGTTTACAGTGGTCGCAAGTCGATCTGGCGCGCTGCATGGCGTGGGTCCATCCAGACCAGTCAAAAAGCCGGCAAGCTATCGCCGTACCTTTAAATCAGGATGCTATGCGCGTTCTCACCTTGCAGGTAGGGAGACATCCAACCCATGTATTTGCGTTCAGAGGTGACACTATAGCTAAGGTTAGTACGGCTGCTTGGAAGAAAGCGTTAAAGCGCGCAGGAATTGAGGATTTTCGTTGGCATGATCTTCGGCATACGTGGGCTAGTTGGCACGTTCAGAATGGTACACCTTTGAACGTTTTGCAGGAGTTGGGCGGTTGGGAAAGTCCGCAGATGGTTAGGCGATATGCGCATTTTTCTGCTGGGCATCTTGCCGCATACGTGTCAAAATTGCCGTTGTTAATTTTGCCAAAGACGAGCTAGTTCTTTTGTCGTTTTCGGCCAGTAGCAGCCATTCGCAAACAAGGAAATGAATGCAACGTGTTGAGTTTTCAAGCAAGGAGCGCCACAAGCCCCTTGGAATGGGGGATTTTCTTTTGATATCCCCGGACAAAGAGCATGAGATAGAGCTTCTGTATGCAGGCGAGCCGCCGCACGGAGACTCATATCATTTGCTCGAAATTGACGGAAATCCGTACCCAGGATATGCGTGGGGTTGCATGTTTGGTTTTTCGCTATGCTCCCGGTATTTTGCTTTTAGCGCGATGCCAACAAAATATGAGCGGCGCACAGCAGTTGTTGATTTGAGTACCAAGAGCCATTGTCTTCTTCCGGAGTACATTTATCAGTTTAGGCTGGAGTGGCCGGTAATTACTGGTGATGGCCCTATCTCTTCTGGTCTAATTTACACCTTCGACGGCAGGGAAAATTGGACCAAACTATGACAAGTTACGGGTACCGGCCAACACCAGACATTGTTTTAAAAATAAAAATGAAATTATATCGTGCTATCTCCATACTCCTTTTTGGGGTTCTGCAGCAACTCTACTGTAGCGCCGAGGTAACCCCTCCGAATAATTTTAACTCACGCGTAGAGCCAGTAGTAATAACTCCTGCCAACAGTAATATTCTCCAAGCGTTTTGCTATATCAGCACTAAAAAGGCAATCGAAAAAAATGGTATTGAGCATTACCCTTCATTAAACGGTGAAAGCTTGCATGGTGAGCTGAAAATGAAGATTATGATACGCCCGGACGGTGAGCTGGATCGAGTGGTGATCCAGGAAACGTCGGGAAGTGTAGAACTGGATCAAGCGGCTGAGCATCTAGTCTCTATTAGTGCACCATTCATGGGATGCAAAGTTCGCGATCCTTCAATGAATTTTTCAACGTGGGAGATCACCTACCGATTTAATTTTCAAAAGGAAGGTAATTTTTTTGTCAATAGCGGTGAGTCTTTGAATTCCTTCGCTTTCTTGCGATTAGTGGATGTGACACACTTCATTCCGAACTACAAGAAAATGGCCGCGGTTTCAGCAAAATCCTTCGCCGCCCGAGGTCAAGGAAGCGACAGAGAGTATGCGAGTTTTATGGATAAGGTGGCATCCTCGGATCTGAGCGACATAAGGTTTTGCATTGGCCAAGCGTACATGTCCGCGTCGCTATCGCAGACCGATGCGAATGAATTGGTTCAGCTCTTCCAAACGCCTATTGGAATTAAATCTATTGAGCTCTCTCAGCAAATGCTGATTGAAGATATTCAGCGAGGCTTGCACAAACCATTTGATCCGCAGTTGCTAACTGAGTCCGAGCGCAAGGAGTTAGCTCACCTCTCTTTGCTCCCAGTCTTTGTTCGTTACAGTCAGATTGTTACAGGGTCGAATTTCCAGGGGGCTGTTAGAAAATGCGTGTTAGCTTCGAAGGCTCTCAGGGAAAATGGCCCACATTAATTCTTGCAAATATTTAAGTTAACTCGATACTCACTAGTTTCAGCGGGCTTCACATTTGGCTAGTTGAGTTTAACAGGGCTTACATGGACGATTTCTGAGATATTTTCTAATTCCGCTTCGGAGCTGATTTTTTCCTCGTGCTACAACATACTAGATTTATCGTCTCCAAGATGATAGATTGCAAGCTCTACTAGACAATACGGGGACACAGCATGAGTACTTATGCAGAAATTAGAGCACAAATCGCGGAACTGGAAAACAAGGCCGAGGAAGTACGTTCTTCTGAACTGGCGACGGCTAAAACTCAGATTGCAGAAATCATGAAGACTTACGGCCTGACTCTGAACGACCTTGGCAGTGGCGCTAAGCCAAAGGCGGCGAAAGTCCGGCAACCTGTTCCGCCGAAGTACAGAAATGCTGGGACTGGTGAGACCTGGACCGGTCGAGGCCGGGCCCCACTCTGGTTGGCAGGAAAAAACAAGGATGACTTCTTGATTAAGTAATCGCCGTTGTCCGAGTTCGGCCAAAAGCAGTCCCTCAAGACAGATTTTTTAGGAAGGCCTACCGATGGCAAACGATGAGCCTTTTTCGACAGCGGAACTCTTTGAATATCACAAAGCGACAGGCTGTCCCGTAGTAAAGGCAAAGTCAGAGCTTCTTTTGATGGAACCTGAGTTGCGGTCAAGAGTATTTAAGGCTGCGCGTGAACAATGTCCCAAGTGGGGCGGGTTACGCGACCCAATCGAAAATGACCCAGCGACGCGTGAAATGGTTAGCAACGCAGCAAAGGCGGCGGAAATGCTCGCAGCCGAGACCTCTGGGCGCGGGCGCGGCCATCGTATATGGTTTGAGCAGAAACGTCTCTTGGCTGCACAAGGAATCACCTGGTTTTCTCCAGCGGATATGAATCCTGGAATTGTCTTCGATTAATTCGCTCACGTATGACCGCTTCGGGGCGCTATCGGCCTAGCGTTAGAATTGGTGAGTTTTGCAAGTGAGCAAGCTGCTATCCTGAGCGCTGTCGGCCGAGTTCGGCCACATAAAGACATTCATAAGGTGCTTGCCTTCGGTAGTGGAATAATGCATGAAACCGTGGCTAGTGATTTTAGTTGCTGCGTTGTAATTTAATTTATTTGCGTAAATTTTAAATAAGGAAACCAATGATTACGAAAAAAGTATTACCGGCTCTTTTAATGTCTATCGGTCTAATTACTACTGCCCAGGCAGCGTCATTTTATTTTGTCGCCCACCCGGACGATATTGAGCTCTTCATGGCTCGACAAGCCTGGTCCGATGTGAAGGTTGGCGCAAAGGTAGTCTTTATTGTCACGACAGCCGGTGACGGCGGGCGCGGGGATGGCACAATTTCCACCGTATCGGACGCCAGAAACTATGCATCTTCACGACAGACGGGCCACGAAGCCGCGCTTAAATACTGGTTCGGATTACGCGGTGGCTCGGTCGGGGTAACGTCTAATTCCAATGTCACAATTGGCGGCAAAACTTTGCTAAGGCAGGCTATCGGCGGTTTCGGGAGCAACGTGATCATGTATAATCTTCGCTTGGCCGACGGTTATGATAATACTCAGCACACCTCGCCCGATTGTCTGGCGGGTGCAGCAAGCTGCTTCTATCAAGTCCCTGCTTCAGTTGCGACTGCTTCGAATGCTGGCACATTGTCCAGACTTCGCGCCAATGCGGCTACCCAGCCCAATATTCCACTTTACACGATCGACGAGAGCAATCCGCAAAGCTATACCTATGCTCAGTTGAAGAATGTTTTAAGAGGAATTATTTCCACAGAGCAGGATTCAGCAGATACCTGGGTTAACATCCAGACATTTGATGGTGTGTATTATGACAACGACGATCATCTTGCGACTGGACACTCCGTGGCCGACGCCTTAACTGACTATGCCAATTCATCCCCAACCAAATGCATTAAAACCATTGAATACATCGGCTATCAAACGCAATATTTCAATGTAAATTACTCAAGCGCAGATCAAAGCACGCACTGGACTACTTGGCAGACACTGAATGACGCTCTGGTATCGGCTGGAGGCCCGGATTCGAGGGCGGCACATTATCAGTGGCTTTACAGGATTTACACCTCCACCAAACCAGGCGGGCCAATAACTTCATATGGCCCCTGTAATTAACGAAAAATAGAAGGTAAAAAGGGCGCGTGCTTTTCGCAGCGCCCGTTTGCAACGGCTGCGTTGAAGTGTCAATAGGCGCGAATGTCAGCAACGGGGCGTTAACAGACCTTCGGTTTCTCTGTTGTTAACGAGGATTAGTGATAAATTTGAATATTACGTGAGCGGCGCAACGTGCGCGCTTGAGGCAGATAGGGGATGTGTCTCATAATCCGTTGGTGCCGTGTTCGACTCACGGGAGGCCCACCAATTTATTCAGTTTTGAAATCAAAGGGTTGGCCTCGCGCCAGCCCTTTGTTTTTTGCGCTTCAATCCTAGTTCTCAAGACTGAGGTCGTCTGGCCTCGCTACAATAAAATTTCTGGCGTCAGAAAACCCAAGCTGTTTTGGGTTTTGTTACACTGCCTACAGTCTTAAGAGTCGGCGGCATGCGTTGTCGTCATTTATCTGACGATCATCGTCCTGCTAAAGCGTACAAAGCCTTGGCGCAAATCGCGAGCGATCTGAGTGGCAACATCGAGTTGCTCTGCAAGAAGTGGGAGGAAGTTCATGGACATTATTAATGACCAAACAGTTGAAGCCGCCAATCGCCGTGGGGCGGCAAAAAAAGCTACCTACCCGAGCGTTGTGGCTGCCCGCTATGACCGCCGAATTTCCCGCATCGTGATCTCTCTCGATACCGGCCTTGATTTATCTTTTTCCCCGCACCACGCTCAAAGCTTCGAAGCAGCACGTCCGGAAGATCTGGACGTTGTGGAGATCAGTCCTTCCGGCTTGGGTGTTCACTTCCCAAAGATCGATGCGGATATTTATGTGCCCAGCTTGATTGAGGGATTATTAGGTTCCAAGCGTTGGATGGCGGCTCAAAATGGCAGGGTAGGAGGGAAAGCGACAACGTCAGTAAAGGGCGCCGCAGCTCGAAAAAATGGGCTCTTGGCGGTCGCCCGAAAAAGAGCGATGCGGAAAAGATTTCTGCGAAGCTCCGTAAGCTACCGCGTGCTGACCAAGATTGACGTCACTCTGGCGTCAATGTGCTAATCTAAGTTTCAACTGTACGCAATGCGAGGTACCTTCGATGAGCG